CCCCGGTGATAACACTATCTTCTAACCCATCAACAGAGAAGCGTTTACGGGTTGTATTGACATCAGATGTTTCTAATGTCGTATTAAATGAGTATTCAAGAGAAGTTCGTTGAAGTTCAACGTACCCATCATCACCGGTGATAACTTTCCCAGACATTAGATATTAATAGAACTAGGTGCGCCGTTAGCTTCAAACGAAACATTGGCAGATAAAACTTCGCCCTGAGAACTTGTCATCGAAACATTGGTTAAAACAACAGGTAGCTTGATCTTTTTAATCGTGCCTTGATAATCCTTAAAGCCAAGTTCGAGAATTGTCGCTGTCTCTGCGGTTGTAGCGTTTTGCTTTGGAGCAACACCGGGAACACTTGCCGAACTACGTGCCTTAATCAGCTTGCCAATAAGAGTCGTAGCATCTCCAGAACTACTGGCATCACTGTGATAATAAATCTGGCAGCTTCCTGAAATACTCGCCGCTTCAGAAGCACTGCCATCTATATAAAGCTTGCCATCTTGACCTGAATAAAAAGCCACTTGATTTAGGTAAGTTGGGTTTAATTAACTTAGTTTAGGCGAATCTAGACAAGCAACAAAGGAACAAGTCACATTACTGATGCCTTTTTGCACACTCTTAACCTTTGGCGGCTTGGAATAACGCCAGCGAAGACCTGCTTCACGTAAGTAAGAAGGAAGTCCAGACTCCGCACCGTTCAATCCATTACTCGAACTAAACGTCACCCATCTAGTCTTTTCATCTGCTGTTGTCCAAGTCTCATTAACAGTTACGTAGTTATCTAAAATTTCGTCTGCTTCACTATCAGTAATGTTATTAAAGCTCAAATCCAAGGTTGATTCTGATCTTTTATTGCCATAACGCATGTAAGTTTTTGTTCCATCAAGAGAAACAAATTCTTGCGTTGGGTATTCCCCCGGTGTGTAAGACCTCGAAGTTGGCTTAATCGTTGGGAAAGGTTGTGCTCCAGTTGCCATTAGCTATCCGTATATATGAAGTGATCATTTAGACCAGCCCATTCTAAGACGGCT